GAATAAATGCCCACAGAGGACGCCACCACCATACATTATTTCTAAAATATATACCTGGATTAGCATCTTCAAACTGCTCCATTTGTTCTTGATATTCTTTACGAACACCAGCTTCATCTAAAGCGTTGTGCCATTCATCAAATGTCTCATATTTATTATGATTATATTTAAACAAAGTTTTAAAATCTTCTTCTTTGACATTCATTTTAGGGTTTAACCCACTTATATCAAATCCCATTTTACTCCTTTATCTCTTCATCTTTAAATAATTTATCCCAATCAGTGAAAGGACGGTTATCATGCAACATATTAGATAATCTAGCATCATTCTTGCGAGTGATACCAGTCTCCTTAACATTAGTATTCTTCAATGCTGCACGATAAATCCTTAACTCTTCATTTGAGATTCCCTCAATTTTGCCTAACATGTAGTAGATCCTCCTCATCACTAATTTCATGTTAGTTTACCGCCCACAATAACATCTTAAATAAGTAAGACATTACTATTAAACACAATAAATGTGTCCCAATGTAGCACCAGAATAACAGTGCTTTAACTGGATCAAACCATTTCATATCTATCATTTCTTTGCCCTCCATGGCTTATTTTTAACTATTATTACTGGCTTAGCATCTTTCACCGAGCTCAGTATGTTCTTAACTATTGACTCATTGCTATCAGAGTGAACAGTTACTTTACTTACTAGATCTTGCAATTTAATTGATTTCATTAATCAACCCTCACTTTCATTGTATTTATTAATTGAACAGCCTCATCCCTATTAAATGTTTGCATAATATCAGTATGGCTTGTACCATAATCAGCTCTGACAATAAAGTATGTTCTTTCCTTGCCTTCTACATCAGGTATAGCATTAATTGTTATTATCTTAACATTTCTCATAAGACTAAGATTGTACAAATTGCCTTCAAATTGAATAAACATATATTCTCCAGTAGTTATTGATTGAAATTTCAGCTCGTGGCTGATGTAGGATTATGGATTACCTACAAGTTACAACAGTTCATGATGGGAATAACCCTACGACAACTTATCCTATACATCTATCGATGCTTAACTCATACTAGCTGCATCCCAAGCACTGGGGCTAATACATTGTTAAGGTGTACTAATAACCATTAGAATAGCATGCTAGGCTGAACTCGGCAATACCTAATACATGCACGTTGAAGACTCAATAGTCCAAATAATAACGTTAAGTTAATTATCGTTTCTATATGCCTTCTGAATAACTACCAACTGCGTAACACCACTCCACTTGTATGGGGGCTTTCAGGTATCATTTGATACTCCTGTCATCTATCGATGAGTTACTTCGCTGTGCTTGATACCCTACTGAGAGTAGTATTTATACAAGCTTATCAATTAGAGTATGAATCACCAGATGGTCGCGAACCGTGCCACTTCATCATCACTCACCACTAACTAAAATATTGTTGCGGGAACTGGAGTCGAACCAGATGTCTCTTGGGTATGAACCAAGCGTTTAAACCGTTTTACCCTCCCGCTATAGATCTGAGTCTTTTACTGCGCATAGTAGCTATTAACTACATCATTGCTAACATGGGACACATCACTAGGGACTTCCTAGCTTTACACCCTTCCTCACTTACTCAGGAGGCACTTAAAACTATAACAATTGTAGCTGCCCAGCATAGCCACTCTTCCGGCGGCTGATACTGGCACAACTATCCTGATAGCTAAGATACAGACCGCTAAGTCCAACGCATAATAACTATTCACAGCTATGTATCCACAGCCGCAATTGCTTTCCAGAAATCTTACACATGTTTGGTACACGTGTCTATTATAATTCTTGAGCATGTCCGTGGGTATGGTAGTCTCATATCATCACTTAGGGCACATCCTTCCACCTCATTAGGTATCTCTTCACTTACATGCTCAAATACTTTTAGATTAAAAATAGAATAAGTTTGGGTAGAAGGGCAGGATGCTCCATATTGGATGGGTTTCCCTGCCCTATTGTGACTGACTACCAATTAATACGATGAACCAGTGTTAAGACCTTTGATCACATCACGAATCACACCGGTATCATGTCCAGCTGCTCTTGCGTCACGCTGAATAGTATAAGCTAAATTCCTCAGCTCAGTGAGATCAGCTCTCTTACGAGACTGTGTATCACCACCATACTTGATATCTATACCAGCAACTCTAATGACCTCGATAGCATCATAGAAGTTCTCATCCTTAACTAATTGAGGAAGATCATCCATTGTAGGTTCTATCACTTCACCAGTTTCCTCTACTACCTCTGGTTCCTTACCTTTGCCAAATACTGTCATGCTACTACTCCTTATTAAATTATAATTATCAAAAACCAAAAATAACTAAATCAAAAATAACCTAATAGCGATAGCTAAATCCCCTTTATAAGGGGCGGGGGTAGGTAGGAACTCCAAGCACTAAAATGCTATAATTTTTAAAAGTTTTGTATTATATTACTTATATGGATATATATAACTTAACATGGATTTCATGGTTATTAATTTTTGGATTCTTAATTATAGGAGCATATCTGAGTATAGATGATTAGAATATTCTTAGTGATACTAGTATTATTTTGTTATAAAGCTGTAAAGGCTATTAACAAATTTGATATTAGTGCCAATATAGGACATTCTCACATTAGAAAAGATAAAGATGAAAAATAACCTTTTTTTATGTATATTACATACATTAAAGGGGGCCTTATATAATGACTAAGCGTAAAAATTACAATAAGCCAACAACAAATGATGTAGCTGGAATGGTTACTCAATTAAGTAATCAAGTTTATAACAATCAGCAGGCAGTGTATGATGCAGTAGAGGTAATTACATCATATATTGATATGAAAGGCGACACTAAAAAGTTTGCAGAATTTAGATCTAAAAAGTTAGGATTGGGTGTTGAGTCTGATTCTAAAATATCCCGAATTTATAAGTACTTGAAAAATATGGTACTTACAGCGAAAAAAAAGTGTTGCTTTTGGAAATAAATTATAGTAATCTAGTAGAAACTGAAAGGGCACAAATGGCGGTTAAAATATACAAGCTAATAATTGAGTTTGATTCTGATAGTGAGGAAATAGAATTTATTGAAGAGTCTGTAACTGAAGACGCTCCTGACGGTACTTATATGGGCAAATTAAATGTAGGTAGCTACTTTGATGATAATGATAAAGATATCACTGAGTTATTACAGTATTTTACTGGAGAGATTGGTGAATCATAAAATAAAGAATTTAATCCAACCTAACGGTTGGCCGCTGACGCGGGGTTTATCTAAAGAATTAGTATGGAGGTATGATGCGTACAATATCTAGTATACAAAATGCCACTACAATTAGTGGGAGAAAGAAACCTAAGAGTTTCTTCGGAAAAATAAAGGAGAAGATAAAATGGATGCTTGGAAAAATGCTAAAGCCATTGAGGAAATTAGGGCAGAAATTAACCAGATAAAGCAGCACATTGTTACTATTACAGAGCTTATTCTAAAGAAGGAAGAACCTGTGAAAGAGGAGCCAGTTAAAAAAAGCTGGGTTTCTCGAGATACAGATGGAGATAAGAATGAGAACGTACAAAGTAAACAGCATAAGTCATAAGGTATATGAGTCGGAAGACGAACTACCAAAAGATTTAATAATACAGTCAGATTGGAGAAAAGCACAACCTGGAGATTGGGTAAAGGCTGATGATGACTGTGTAATACAAATATTACGGCGAGGCCGCATGCATCGCGCGAAAGGTAAAAAGAAGATCAGAGATTATATAGGTACTTGCACCGGAACATTTATAGTATCTAAGAGGTCTAAGATGGACACTTCGCGTCGAGAAAACATCTATTCATTCGGTGGAACGAGACACTCAGACGACGTTCTCTTGGATCGGACTAGTCTTAGTACCCGCGAGCATGCATTCGTTATGTACCTTAGTCAGCACATGCCTATGGATGAAGCTTATTTAAAAGCTTTTCCTACAAATAATCAAAGGTATGCATTTACTAAGGCTAAACAGTTAATTAAAACAGAGAGAGTTAAAACTGCTATGAAGGAAGAACTGAAACCTGTTTTACAGGAATTAGGCTTAGATGAAAGTTATGTATTAAAAGGTATAAAGGCAGCTGCCGAAACAGCTGACAAGGAAGATGTACGTTTACGTGCATTATTTAAATTAAGTGATATTATGGATTTAGAAGATAAAAACGAAACAAAGGTTACACAAGTTACGGGAGCTTTATTCCAGGGTTTTTCGCCTGATGAATTAGAGGTAGCTGAAAGACCTAAAGAGATAAAAGGAGGCGAAAATGCCAAGTAAACAAGAATGTGCTAAGAAGTTCCCTAAAGGATCTGATGCGTATAAAAAGTGCGTGTCTTATCAGGGTCAACCAGCTAAACAACAACAACCTGCACCTAAGCCAAAAGGCGGCGGTGGCATGGGATACTAGGAGGCGCTATGACTGACGAAGAATTAAGAAGAATGGAAGAAGAGGCTTATTGGAAAAAGCATACTCCTAATCCAGCTACAACTGGACCAAGCGTAGGCATGAGAGGTGGAGTTCCTCCTGAAAATGATCCTCATAGAAATGCAACTGATGACGTTTTTAATGAAATGTATAGAAGAGCATCTGACGATATTATGGGTCTAGATCCTAATCCTACTATGCCTGGAGCAAATGAAATGCCTATAGATCCTAGCATGATAAAAAATGTAGCTAATGATGCAGGTATAAATGTAGAGCCTAAAAACCAAGAGAAGCATAATACAGATAATCTTCACTTAGCTTTAGCTGCTATGGGTACTTTACCTGGAGTGGGAATAGTTGCAGATATTATAGATGCTGGATTATATCTTTCTGAAGGAGAACTTGGAATGGCAGGTTTATCATTCTTTTCAGCAATACCTATAGTTGGAGATATGGTTGGAGCTATTAAAGTAGGAAAGACTGGTGGTAAGGCCCTTGATATTACAGATGATTTAATAGATGCTTGGAAAAAAGGTCCTGATATAACTAATCCTTTAAAAGGCGGAGTTCCAAGAATTGGTGGACCTGGAGGATTTACTAGAGATCAAATGGTAGATGCTGGTAAAAAGCTAGATGGCATGTTAGGTGTAAACGAGTCTAGTAAGTTAAAAAATATGATAACTAATGTTAAGGTATCTGCCGAAAGAGGTGAGGTTAGCGTTAAGGCTATTTCAGATGGTCTCAAGGTAGATATGGCAACTGCAACTGATTTATATTATGGAGCAAAATTAACTATAGATCCTAAAATGCGTGAAATCATTAAAAAATATAAAAATTACAAACCTGCAGAAATGGCAACTTTAGCTAAGCAATATGGAGTTACTCCACAGGTATTTGCTAAAATAGTACAAGCTGCATCTAGGGGAATACGTGTTATGCAAAATATTGGACCAGATGCTACAAATCAAATACAGGCTATAACTCAAGAGGAAGTTATGCCGGCTGGCGGCACTGGCGGTGCTGGCGGTGGAGGCATAGGAACTGGTGGAGGATATAACCAGTAATGAATCTTAAGGATGCTAAGTCAAAAACTAAAGAACTAAAAACCCGAACTAACTTTGTTAAAAAGGGTGGGCTTTTTGAGGGCTTTGGTGATAGTAATGACAATGCAAAATTATTTGATGCTTTAGAAGCTATTATGCAACATGTTCAAGATTTAGAAACTAGAGTGGCTACTTTAGAACGTGGCTAATATAAATAAACAAAATGTTTCTAAAGCTGAAGAGCAGTTGGAGATGGCTAGGACTGATATAATAGCATTTGGTAAATTATTCCTTCCTGATGATTTTATGCGTAGTGAAACGCCATTTTTTCATTATCAGGTCGGAGATGCTATTAATAATTTAGACGTTAGGCAGCTTGCAGTGATCTTACCTAGGGGGCATGGAAAAACCGTATTAACTAAATGCGGTATCATGCATGATTTCTGTTTTGCCACAGATCCTTTATTTTACGGTTGGGTCGCTGCCTCGTCTAAGATTAGTGTTCCTAATTTGGATTATATAAAATATCACTTGGAATTTAACGACAAAGTGAGGTATTATTTCGGTGATTTAAAAGGGAGGAAGTGGACAGAAGATGACATCGAACTTAAAAACGGATGTAAGTTGCTTAGTAAATCGAATCTATCGGGAATTAGAGGAGGAGCTAAACTCCACAAACGATACGATCTCATCGTGTTGGACGATTTTGAAGACGAAAATAATACCGTTACGCCTGAGTCTAGAAGTAAAATCTCAAACTTGGTTACAGCTGTTGTATTCCCTGCCCTCGAACCTCATACTGGTCGTTTGCGCATCAATGGTACTCCCGTTCATTATGATGCTTTCATCACCAATATACTTGCTGGGCATGATAAAGCAAAAGCTGCAGGAGATGACTATAGTTGGACGGTAATAACTTATAAAGCTCTTCAAGCTGATGGGACTCCGTTATGGCCAAGTTGGTTTGGGCACAAAGAGATGGAGAGGAAGAAGAAATTTTATGTAGATTCTGGGCAACCCCAGAAGTTCTACCAAGAATATATGATGGAAGTACAGAGTGCAGAAGATGCAATTTTTACTAGAGATCATATACAATATTGGGATGGAGAGTTCAGGCATGATGAAGAAACCGACGTATCATATGTCGTCACTAAAGAGCATGGAGAAAGACCCGTCAATGTATTTATTGGTTGTGATCCTGCTACAGATTCTGCTCGCAGGGATAGTGACTTCAGTGTTTTACTTGTTGTGGGCGTTGATGTTGATAATAATATTTACGTTATTGATTATTTACGTAAGCGTTCGCTTCCTGTACTTGGTATCCCGGGAGATGCTAGGAAAGGGATTGTTGACCATTTATTTGAATACAACAAAATCTATCATCCATCATTATGCACTATTGAAGAAACGACTATGTCAAGGCCAATTTTTCAATCGCTTATCGCAGAAATGCGAAGACGTAATGACTTCAGTGTTAAATACTGTGCAGAAAAGCCAGGCAACAGGATGTCAAAACGTGACAGGATACAAGAAATACTTGCTCAAAGGTTTTCAAT